GAAGAACATTCTAAAATAGTTAGTGCTTACAGCAAGGACACAGTGGTAGCAAGACAGATATACACTGAAGAAGTTAAACGAATTCCTAAAAAATTGTTCGATACATACAACGGTATTTTGTATGAAGCATTGGCTAAAAATAGAAAAGATTCAAAAGAAACTAAACTTAAAAAACAAGCCGCAAGTAAAAGACCAAGAAAAGTAAAACAAGGATTACGAAGTAGAAGTTTGGCTGCGTCCAAATATTCATATAAAACTCCGTTAGGATTTTGTCAAAATAGTAGTGATCTATTAATACTATATCCATCATTTACTAAAAATACGTTGACAATGTTAGACAACGATGTTATTATTAGTAGTAAATTCGCATCTATACATAAAGAGTTTTTCCAATGTGTCGGAAAAACATTTAAAGAGTGCGGTATCATTAAATTAAAAAGGCTTTAAATGTCAAAATTACATTACACAGAATTGTTCTATAGTATTCAAGGTGAGGGAAGATATATGGGAGTGCCCAGTGTGTTCCTCCGTATGTTTGGCTGTAACTTCCGTTGTAAAAATTTCGGGCGCTACGAGAAGGATATTCTCGGAATTGAAGAAACACATAATCCAGAAGTAGTCGAGTTTATTAAAAATATAGATCAATATAAAACATTTAAAGACTTGCCATTAGCTAAAACCGGATGCGATAGTTATAGTTCTATCTATCCAGAATTTAAACAATTCGTTATTAAAGAATCCAGTGATGCTATTGTAGAACGTACTATGGAAATTCTTCCTGAGAATAAATGGCAGGATGCTCATCTTGTTATTACAGGTGGCGAGCCGTTACTAGGTTGGCAACGTGCTTATCCTGATTTGTTAAATCACAATAGTATGAAAGATCTAAAAGAGATTACATTTGAAACAAATGGTACTCAAAAGCTAACTCCAGAATTTAAAGAATACTTACAATCATGGCAGAATGCTTATGGAATTGATAGAGAAGTAACATTTAGTGTAAGTGCTAAATTATCCTGTTCAGGTGAACATCCAGATGAGGCTATTAAGCCAGAAGTTGTTTGTGAATACGAAGAAGCGGGTTATACATATTTGAAGTTTGTTGTTGCTACAGAAGAAGATGCTGAAGAAGCATTAGAAGCAGTGGACATTTATCGTGCAGCAGGATTCCGAGGACATATCTATCTAATGCCTGTTGGTGGTGTTGAAAGTGTTTACTCGTTAAACAACAAAGCAGTGGCTATCATGGCCATGAATGCAGGCATGCGTTATAGTGATCGACTTCAAGTGCCGCTTTTCAAGAATCTCTGGGGTACGTAATTAAAATACCCCACTTATTTGTAAATAGACTGGTTGGGGGTTGACACTGACAAAAAGAAAACCATCTTGGTTAGGTCAGGGCTCAACGATTGGAGTAGTAGTGCTCCAGTGCATTATGAATACATTGCCCAAGTCAAGTGGTTGGGTGATTATACATGGATAGAAGTAAAAGAGGAGTAATATGGCATTTTTTGATATGTTTCGAAAGAAACTTGCACCCGTTGTAGAACAAAAGTTACCCGAGCCCAAAGAGACTCCACCTATGCCTCGAGCACGAGCTCCTAAGGAAGAGGCCAAAACAGCCAAGCAACTTGCTACTGAGAATAATTCACCTTATGTAAACATTCTCAGTATGGATGTGGATCTAGACAATTTGCATCAAGGTGCATTTGAATTGGACTGGAATGAGATCTTTGTGGCACGACTAGTCAAAGCCGGCTACATGATCAAGAAGGATGATACCGATTCCGAAATTGTAGACCGGTGGTTCCAAAATGTATGTAGACACGTAGTAATGGAAACATGGGAACAAGAAGAAGCCATGGCCAAGAGCGGCATGTGGGTACGCAGCACAGACATTGGTGGCGGCCGTACCGAAGTATCGTGAAACTGTACGTCAACGGTAACAACTCGTTTGATAAAATTACCAATCAGACGGATTGGGGTGATTGTTACATAGCACCGTATTTGGAATTCACTTACGATGAGATCCTGAGAGATCGATTTGAACCGGTTCGTGACGTCTCGTAGCATTTTGGTAAAGAAGCCCGTTGCTTTTGGGCTGAATTTATGTTACAATACTGTATAGAAAACAACATACTGGATACCAATGCGATATCTCCTGATTGACACTGCTAATACGTTTTTTCGTGCTCGCCACTCTGTTTTCCGTGCTGCCGATGCGTGGGAAAAAGTAGGATATGCTTTACACATTGTGATGAGCAGTGTGAACAAGGTACACAAACAGTTTCAAACAGATCATGTGATTTTTGCACTAGAAGGACGATCGTGGCGCAAGGACTTTTATGGTCCGTACAAGAAAAACCGCGCTGTGGCTCGTGCTGCATTGTCTGAATCGGAACAAGAAGAGGATAAATTGTTCTGGGAGACCTATGACAGCCTGACTAAATATTTGGCTGACGGTACCAACTGTAGTGTTATTCGACACCCAGAAGCCGAAGCAGACGACGTTATTGCTCGCTGGATAGCCTTGCATCCGCAGGACGAGCACTACGTGATTTCATCAGATACAGATTTTGTGCAATTACTAGCCCCAAATGTCAGTCAGTACAATGGCATTACTGATGAACTTCACACGGTAACAGGTATATTTGATGCCAAGGGCAAACGTGTGAAAGACAAAAAGACCAAGACAGACAAAGTGATTCCTGATCCAGAATGGCTGTTGTTTGAAAAATGCATGCGTGGTGATACGTCCGACAACGTATTTTCGGCTTATCCTGGCGTGCGAACCAAAGGCACCAAAAACAAAGTTGGTTTGCAAGAAGCATTTGAAGATCGCAATGCCAAAGGATTCGCGTGGAACAATCTCATGTTGCAACGTTGGTCCGACCACAATGGCGACGAACATCGTGTGAAAGACGACTACGAACGCAATCGTGTGCTGATTGATCTCACTGCACAGCCTGAAGAGATCAAAGTCAAAGTAGATGGTGCAATACGTGAACAGATCAGCCACAAGGACATTGGTCAAGTTGGTGTGAGGTTCATGAAATTCTGCGGCAAGTACGAACTCAACAAGATATCTGAGTCAGCAGAGCAATATGCTCGCTGGCTCAATGAAACCTACAAAGGAACACTAGATGAGCATCATAGCTAAACCCATTGTTAAAGACCAATTTTATATCCTCACACAGGATGATAAAAAAGTCGGCAACATTGAAGCCACAGGAGATGGCTTTGCAGTCAGGATCAACAACAAGGTCATGCCATTCAAGACCATTGCCATGATCCGCAAACAAGTTGATATTGAATTTCCAGCAGTGGGTAACAAGCCCAACAAGGAACCTGCCAGTTATCAAGTACAAGGATATCCTTCAGGATCCCGAGTATACAATCCCATCTGGGATGTGCAACACAAATTGCCATTGTATACCAAGAATCGCAAGTCACGTTCGTGGTTTGCAGCAGGATGGTATCAGGTCAAGCAACGCCGAACCTGGGCCATTGTACAAAGCCCTAAACTCATTACCTTGGAACGTTATCCGTATCAAGGTCCATTTTATACCAAAGAAGAAGCCAATGTCAAGCCCCTTCCGTAACTTAAATAAAAAACTAAAATGAACGTATTTAGAGATCAAGAAAAATTTATGAAAGCCTGCGATCAAACGGTTGCACAATACAACATGTCACAGTTCATGTTGTATCGCAATTTGATCGAAGAAGAATGCAAAGAACTATCGCAGGCATGCGAAGCTGATGACCAAGTTGAAACTGTGGATGCACTGATTGACATCTTGGTCGTGACCATTGGTGCGCTACACAGCATGGGTGCAGATGCAGAAGGTGCATGGAAAGAAGTCATGGCCACTAACTTTGCAAAGATCGAAGCCAATGGTAAAGTTCGCAAACGTGAAGATGGCAAGGTTCTTAAACCACAAGGTTGGGAACCACCTAACTTGAAACCTTTCTTGAAAAGGACGGGCGCCTTTAACAAGTTCTCCTAACCCATACAAACAACATGATTAACCTTCTCCGCGATGATCTCATGGTCCAACAACAGTTGGGTTCGGAAGATATTCCTTATGTAGAAAAATGGAGACACATGGTAGCAGTGATCATGCTGAATCAAACTGGACGCAAACCAGTCAAGACAGTGTATCCACTGTTCGTGCATTACTGGCCCACACCCGGTGCTTTGTTAACCAGCACTCCAT